TCCGGTGCTTGGTAGAGTTAGCGTATTAGAAGCACTCTCTGAGTGTGGGGCAGCTTGTAAAGCCTGTGCGTGAGCATTACCAGACTCACAGTAAAACTTTATCTGTGACCGTGACCCTGAGTTTTTAAGATCAATTAGTCCTGATTCTACCCCCACATTACCATCAAGCAAGACTTGACCAGACCCTTTAGGTGTAATCTTTAAACTAATATTTGTATCGTCACCTGTAGCCGATATCTCTGGAGCGTTGCCTGTGGCTGCGTTTGTTACATCAAACTGGTTTACAGCAGAACTTGTAGTCTGGAATATTATCTGCTCATTACCGTTTTCATCCCCTATAAAGTGGGCATCATCTAATAATATACTGTGACTATTAGTGTCAAGGTTGCCTCCCAACTGAGGAGTTGTGTCCTCTACAACATTCGATATAGCACCTGATGCTGCTAAACCAGAAACTACAGTGCTTCTTGATATCTTTTTTAATCCACCACCAGAGGTATCAACAGCTATAAATACATCATCATTAGCTACTGACGATATCTCACTCAATGAGCCAACAGCTATGGAGTTAAAGTTTGTACCATCGGCTACTAGTAGATTACCAGAGGTGTTTGTTCCCATAGTAATGTCATCACCAGATACCGTGAGATCACCAGGAATAGTAACATTGCCATTTGCGTCTTGAAATATCATCTTACTAGCAGGTAAGGTAATAAATACGTCTTTTGATCCAGAGGATAGGTTTACAGCACTGTTACTGTTTGAACTTGCTATAACTGTGGTTCTGGCAAGTGTAGTTCCAGAAGAGGCAAAGGTTCCTAAACCAACCTCAAAGTCACTATTGTTCGCATCGACAATAGCGTAATATGTAGTATCGCCATCAGATAGATTAGCAGTAAAAGTTTCAAAGTTACCCACTGCACCGTTGAGTGTGATAGTTCCTGTACCTGTGGTCGTTGTCGTTTCACGAACTCTATCTGCAATGGTTAACGCCATTAAGCTATCCTTATTATCGCATTACTGGCATCGGCTGTAGGAAACACAACCGTAAAATCACCAGAAGTCGCTGTCTTGTCTGCACCAAAATCTAATACACAAACCGCAGGATCACCAGAAGCACTATCATTAAATATTAATGCCCCTCTAGCTGTAACAGTTACATTACTAAATGTAGCATCAGAAAAATCAGTAAATGCCGTAGTACTAGAAGTAGTCGGGTCAACTCGTGTTAATGAAACACCTTTAGCTGTATAATTTGTACCAGAAACCTCATTACTTGTTGTATATGCTGTTGTATCAGCTGCGAGTGTTGCACTTGATGTATATAAAGCTAAATTAAAAGTACTCCCCCCACTATTTTTAAAATTATGCACAGCCTCTAGTAATTCTTTTTTAAATGAGGTACACATCGCTTGAGTTATTGCCATTACACTCTCCTTACATGTTCAGCAAGTTCCTCATGACCTGCTTGTTTGATTATATTGTATAGCGTAGTTCTATCAGAATTTACAGCCTCTTTTAAATAAAAACAAAGTACATGAAACATTTGCTTTTTGTATGCTTTCGCTTGTTCTTGTATTTCTATAGGGGCAGTTTCACTTACACTGATAATTTTATTAAGACATCGTTCTGCTATTTCTTCAATACTAAAACCTTGATTCTGTGTAGTTTTTACAGATACCACTGGAGTTTTAGGTAGTTCCATTAACATTATGCTTTGTTCCTAATTAATTGACCTGTGCGATAATAATCAGTTACTTCTTTTGCTTCACCGTAAACTTTAAGTGTTTGTATAGCCTCTATAAATCGTTGTTGATAATTTTGCAGCATATCTGCCTCACCTTTCATAAACGTATATGCTTCAATTAAACTCCCATAAAGCATTGCATTAGGTGCATTATCACTAAGCCACGTAGTCCCACTATCCGATCCAGCTGTTAAACTAGCAGGTCTGTAATAATAATGTAATTCTACGGAAAAAGTGCTACTCGGTGTTGGTGCAACTATAAAATTGTCAACATCAAACAAGGCATAGTATCTGGGAGAGCCAGTAGTAGCAGGATTAGGATTAAAAGTTTGTACAAAATTTACATCTTTAAAATCTAAAAACACTTTTTCACTACTACTATTTGTAAAACTTAGAGATAAAGGAGCTAAAAAATCTGTGGGGCAAGCTAAAAACTGTGAAGATGTAAACTGTGCATTAGCATTTTTTCTAAAAAAACTTAATTGCACTGCTTTAAAAATGCGTTCTTCTGCACCTTTTATAAAGTCACTTAAATGCGACACAAAAGTCGTTTCTGTATTTTCAGAGTAATCTTGTATTGCCGTTTTTAATGTTGCAAAAGTAAAACTCATACTGTCACCGTAACTGTTCCTACACTTGCTGTGACCTCAAATGACGTTAAGGATTTACCAATAATACCATCTTTTGTGTTTGTGTATACTACAAAATCAGTTGTCTCAACGGAGGTATCCCCTCTGCTTTCAAACAATGCCTCTGGATCTGCTCCTGTTTGGTGTGGTTCTAACTGTGGGTGTTTTGTTTCATAACACTCAGGACAAACTTTTAAACCATTCCATTCTTTACGTAATTGGAGATACTTATATCTAAAACCGCATCGGTCACACTGTCCGTAAGAGTGTATGCCTATTGCATAACTCATCAATTAAACCCATAAAAATCTCTACGAGGTGTTAAACTTAAATTAGCCCTATCAACATCTTCAAAAGCAGCTCTGTTAAATTCTTCCTCGTAAAGTTGTTTCAATAAAGGCACTCTATCAGGAGCTCGTTTAATAGCTATGTAATATGCTAATCCTGCTGATAAACAGGGATAAAACCTAAAAGGTATATCCGTAGTATTAACAAAAGTATCAGCGTCTTCTATACGAGTTAACCTATCAAAAACTAAAGTGTAGGTGGTATCAGGTGTCGGGTATAATCGTATTTTTGGTATAATCTGCCTATCCACATACCACTGATTAGGTCTACCTTGAGTATTTTTGTTAGGTATGTTAAGATAAACATCTCTGCTGATACGTGATATTTGTGTATCACTTTGGTTTACACCAGTGCCAGTACGGATTACAGCACTTAATATATCTATAGTATCCGCATCTAATGTATATTCAAGCGTGCCTGCCGAGAGAGTGGTGGTCGTTTGCTCTATTGTCCAACGATTCAGCCCCCTATTTGCCCAGTCTGCAAACAAAAGATTGAGTGAACGTTTAGCTGTTTTAAGGTCGTACCCTGTACGGACCTCTTGACCACACCTCTCAAATGCCTCTTCGATGTAATCAGCAACATCTAATTCAAAGTCTGTTGACCCTGATGTAGCCATTAGCTATATGGTCCTTTAATCATGCCTTTTATGGCTTTCACCATACTGCCACCCATCATATTACCTCTTTTTGTGCCTGCACTCATAGCTCCACCAGTGGTCATCTTTTTTCGCATTCCATTTTTAGTGCTACCGCCCATCATTTTAACACGCATTCCATTTTTAGTGCTACCACCCATTAATTTTTTACGCATTCCGTTTTTTGCTTTTTTTACCATTTGGTTTCTCCTTTTTAGCATACAAGTTATTAAACGTCACATTTGGATCCATATAACTGGCATCGCTTTCTGCCATGTGTATCCATTGACTAGGTTTAAAATCTGGAGGTCCTTCTCCAGTTACCCATAGTGCAGGAGAAGTTGCCCTCACCCTGTTATTTGGAAGTGCGACAATATTACCTGTCCACTGATCCGCATCCGTTAATTCTAAAACATGACTCTGTTTATGTTGTGCAGGGTCATCAGCTATGCTTGTGCCTGTATAATCAATAGTAAACATATATTTACCTGTATAAAACTCACCATCTATTTTACAAATCCACGGACTTGAACTAACTCTATCAAGTTTTATTACAGAATGATAGTGAGAACTACAATCCCAAGGTTGTGCTAAATGTGAGTGCATCCTTTGTGGCATCTCATCAAGCGGAGCATCAGCGACTAAAGCAGTTATTGGCAACCTAGCCCACATAGCTCCTCCATGGACATTGTCCTCGTCTGTTTCAGCCTCTAGTCCAGTAAACACAACATGAAACCCTAAACTTCTATCTGGTATTGTGGTAACAGCAATAGCCATAGCATGTAAATACTCACCATGATACTGTTCATGGTTGTGTGTAAACTCTTTACGCACTAAACAATTAAAGTGCGGTATGTTACTTATTAAATAACTCATCAAGTTTTCTTTGTTGGTTTCTTTTTAGTATCTTTTTTCTTGCCTTTACCAAACACATGAGCATCAACTTTCGCGGCTTTCCCACCTGTCAATACACTGTTCACACGTGCCATAGCCCATTGGCTCGGTGTAGCTCCAGGTCTATGTCCTGTCCTATATGCAGCGAGTCCTTTTTTATAAACAGTAGCTAACTGACCTGCCGTAACTTTCTTACCCTTTTTTCGGGCGTCCGACGCTTTTTTTGCCAGTGCTTTTTTTGTTTTTTCGTTTAGGCTCATTTTTTGCCTCCTTTTTTATGCTTGGCTCTAAGTTCTTCTTTTGCTTTTTTGGCGATCGCAGCTTGCTTGGGCTTGCCTGCGACTTTTGCTCTTTGTTCGACCACAGTAAGGATTTGAATTTTGCGAGCATACGGCTTATTAATTTTTTTAACTTTACGAGCAGTAGCTTTGGCATCTTCCACAGTGGCAAACTTAATAGAGACGGTGTCTTTGGGGTTTTCATCTGTGTATAACCTCCTCCCTGTACCTTTAGGTTTTTTTCCCGTTCCCTTTATTGGGTCTTTTCTTTTTACCATTTTTATTTGCTTTCATTTTCGCTGCTGTAATTATGTCTCCTCTAGTGACTTTTTTAGGGTCACCATAATAAGCAGCGAGAGGTTTTTTACCCTTTTTTTGTACCATATTTTTTCCTATATGCTTTTGTGTGTTTACTTAATTTTGTTTTCCGTCGCGTCCCTGTCGTAGTAAAATCAGTGCTGAATTTATAAGCGGAAGGATCGCTAGCGGACTTACGAGCATTACGTTGTATTTCTGCACGACGTTTACTCCGATCCGCTCCACTTAAACCTTTTAGATATTTATCTGGTATTTTACGCTTCTTGCGTTTTTTAGCAGGTGGTTTTTCTATCTGCTGTCGCATATTGCCTCGGTTAATCGCCATTAAAAAAACCTTTCTGCTACTGCCACTCCTACAATTAACACAGCTAATCCCCACATACGCATGTCTAACTTATCTAAACCTTTTTCTATTCTATCAAAACGCCGATTGGCATCTTCTTCATGTTTTTCCAACATTTTTGCTACTTGCTCCGCTTTCATTACCATGCCTTGCACGACCAATATCTAGCGGTAAATTTATCTTTTGCTGTATCACAATTATGACGAGCACGAAATGATTTACGCCTTCCTGGTTGGTCTTTCTTAATAGTCATATTAGGGTCGCCAAAACGCACCAACCTAATCTGTGTCCCTTTTTTTGCGAGCACAGCAGATTTTTTTGGTCCTTTAGGTGTACGTTTTGGCTTATTGTAGCCTGCAAAAGTTTCGCCCCTGTACGTTATTCTGCCAGAGGCTGTTCTTTTTACATTCTTAGTTGTAGCCATTATCCATATTCCTTACGGACTTGCAGGATAACTGTGTAAGTATCGTTGCTAGAATGACCAACGGTGGTAAACAATATATCGCCTGTTACCCCAGAGCCTGCATTGTTAGGCAATCCCCCAAAAAGGCTGTAGTCATGATAACCACTTTGGTTTTCTCCTAACTCAATACAAAAAACATTTGATGAAGCATCAAATAATAATTGTACTTTCATGCCGTTGCACTGCCACCATATT